TACTGTAATTAGCATAAAGGCAGCAGACTATGCAGTTAAACACAAAGATAAGACTATTTTAATCATAGCAAGTGTTGAAAGACAAGCCAGATTGCTCTTTGACAAGACATTAAACTATCTTTATGAGAACTACAAGTCTTATATCAAAAAAGGCAAAGAAAGACCAACCCAGCATGTAATCAAGTTAAACAACGGTTCTGTTATTCACTGCTTACCGACTGGACTCTCTGGATACGGTATTAGAGGTTATACGATTGACTTACTTATAGCAGATGAAGCAGCATTTATTGAAGAAGAAGTATGGACAGCAGTAACACCTATGTTAGCAGTCACAAAAGGTCAAATAATTCTATTATCTACTCCACATGGCAAGAAAGGATATTTTTACAACTGTTTTAAAGACGAAACTTTCAAATCATTTCATATAAGTGCAGAAGATAGTCCAAGAAAGGATGAAGTATTCTTAAAGCATGAAAGAGAGAGAATGACTAAAGCACAGTATGCACAAGAGTATCTGGGTGAGTTTCTTGATGAATTAAGGCAATTCTTTAATACAGAACTCATTAAAGAATGTATGAAACCAAAGTTAATTAGAAACGGAGATAACTTTTTAGGTGTAGATGTTGCAAGGCTTGGAAATGATGAAACAGTATTGTTAAGTTTAACCAAAATAAGCGATAAATTATACATGAATGATTTGCTTATCACAAAATACAATTATCTAACTGAAACAGTCAAACGAATTAAGGATTTAGATAGTATTTTTGATTATAAACGGATTTACATAGACACAGGTGGCATGGGAGTTGGTGTATTTGACCCATTACTCGCAGACGAACAAACCAAGCGAAAAGTTGTGTCAATTGATAATAGTTCAAAAGCAGTTAGTTCAGATAATTCAGTAAAAAGAAAACTATTAAAGGAGGATTTATACAACAATCTATTGAATTTGATGGAAAATCACAACTTAGAGTTGTTTGATGAACCTGAAATATTCTTATCTCTTAAATCAATTCAGTATGAATACGAAGATGGAAGACTGAAAATCTTTGGAGATTACTCACATATCACAGAAGCTTTAGTCAGAGCTGCTTGGTGTATGAAAGAGAAAGGATTAAATATATGGGTTGAGTTTAATTAACATGGCAGACACAGGAATTTATTGCACAACAGCAGATATTGCAAAGAAAGCAGGAAGTGGTGCAAGTGCAACCAGTGTAGCAGAAGCATATACAAATGAATATGTAGCGATGGCAGAAGGAGTAATAAATGTAGCAAGTGGCAGGGTTTTTGCAGCAGATGCAGCAGCATTTACAGCACTCCCAGCAGGAACAAAAGCAATACTCCGTGATGCAGCAAGTAATTTAGCAGCAATTTATGTTATTTCTTATGACTTATCAGGTTATACCACAAGAATAGAAGCAGAAGATATAATAAATGTTTTAAGAGATTGTTTTCTTAGAGATTTAGCAATATTAAAAGAAAGAGAAAGTCAAACATTCTTATTGACAGGAGTTGCACCATAATGGGATTGACTTTTCCAACATATTCAAAGCAAAGTGGAAGTGGAAATAATTTGTTTAAAGATAGTTCTATTTTCCCAACACCAGCAGAAACATTTGATGATGAAGTTATAGTAGGACAAGTAAAACCAAGGACTACTGCTTATTATGTCGGTGGAGATTACACTGAAGGAACTGTTACAAATTCAATAGTTGAAACAACATTATTATCTTTTACAATTCCAGCATATCAAGTAGTGAACGGAATTAAAATAACAGCAGTTGTAGGAAATGATTATGAAAATGCTGACTCTATATTTAGAATAAAATCAACAACAGGAGTAGAAAAATTAACAAACGGAACATTCACAGGTTCAGCTAATTCTTGGACTCTTGGTGCAGCATGGGCATATAATACAAATTTAGTTCGTAAAAATGCAGATGGAACAAACACTCTTTCTCAACCAATAGCAAACATGGTAACACCGATGGTAAATGGACAGAATTATGAATTAGTTTATACTCTTTCAAATTTTACAGTTGGAAGTTTTACTCCAAGTATTGGTGGTGCTACATTAACTACAAGAACTGCAGGTATAGATGCAAATGGAACATATAGAGAAACATTTACTTGTTCAGACAAGACACTTCCAATTACTTTCACTCCAACAAACACAGCAAGATTTTACATAGATACTGTTTCTTTAATGAATGGTGGGGAAATAAGCAGAATAAGTTATAGTTCCGTAGGTGCAGGAAACAGGTTAATTACTTTATTCCTTGCAGTAACAGATACTTTAGATTGGGAGATAATTCAATATATTTCAGTTACTGGACAGATGCCTGATGTTGTAGGAAATAAACTTTATGGAGAAGAATTATTGATTGAAGGATTTTAAAATGGATATAAAACAATTAAGTATTGAGAGTGGAGTAGAAATTAAAGGAGTAATAACAAAGGGAAATACAATTACTTTTCTTGACTTATCACCAGAAGATGAATTGAAAGTTAGAAAAGCATTAGAAACTCATGTTCCAGTAAAACCAATTCCAACAAGTGCAGAAATAAAGTTAATTAAAATACAGGAGATATTAAATGCCATATAATGACATAGCAAGTTCAGCAAGTGGAACAAACACAAGTGTATTTCAGGACTACTCAGTAGCAGGAAAGATTACTGATACAGGAACATCTGATGAAACTATTTGGATAAATCCTAAAGCAAGTCTATATTTAGGTTATTACAAAACAATTCCTGAACTTAAAATTGCTATTGATGCTAAAGCAAGATGGGCTATCGGTAAAGGTTTTATTGCAAGTGAATTAACAACTTTAATTCTATCTACTATTAAAGGATTTGGAAAAGATTGTTTTAATACAATTTTAGAAAACATGATTAAAGAATATAATATCTACGGAGATGCTTTTGCTGAAATAATCAGGTCTGATGGAAAGTTAATCAATCTTAAACCACTTGACCCATTTAAAGTTTGGATAATTGCAAATAATAAAGGAATAATAAAAAGATATGATTATGTAATGGGAAATGGAAAGACTAAAGAAATACAACCAGAAGATATGTTCCATTTAGCAAGAGGAAGAATAGCAGATGAAATTCATGGAATAAGCATAATAGATGCTTGTGAATGGATAATTTTAGCAAGAAATGAAGCCATGAATGATTATAAAAAACTACTTCATAGAAATGTATATCCAGTAAGAATATGGCATTTAGATACAGATAATGCAACTAAGATTGCTAATTTTAAAACAAAGGTTGCTAACTCAAAGTATTTAGGTGAAGATATATTTATTCCAAAAGATGCAGTAACAACTGAATTAGCTACAGTTCCAGCAGGTGCTACATTAAACCCACTTCCTTGGATAGCATTATTAAACGAATATTTCTATCAAGCAGTAGGAGTTCCTCAAATAATTATTGGTGGGTCTCAAGAATTTAATCAAACAGCAGCACAGATTGCTTATTTAGCATTTGAGCAGACTATTGAAGAAGAACAATTGTATATTGAAGAACAAGTCTTATATCAATTAAATCTTGAAATAAATCTTGAATTTCCAGCAAGTTTACAAAATAACATGATTTCTGATGAAAACAAAGATGGAACTCAAGAACAACAATTAAACCAACCGAGTAATATTGCACCCAATCAAGGAATGAATAAACAAGGAGTTGAAGTATGATAGATATGATTGATATAATTTGTCCAATAATAATATTTATTGCTGGTTGTGTGGTTATAGCTGGAACAAAACAAATAATAAATGAATGGAGGAAAATATGAATAAAATATTAAAAAAAATATTAAAAGTGATAGGATATGTTATACTTATCGCAGTAAGCTTTGAAGCAGGATGGGGATTAGCATGTTTAATGGGGTTATAAAATGGGAATAATAAGTTCAATCGGAAATGCAATTGGTTCAGCAATATCAAGCATAGGCAGTGCCTTAGGAATTGGTGGAAGTTCTGGTTCAAGTTCAAGTGGTTCTACAAGTTATGGCAATTCTTCACTTTCATCAGCTGTAGGTGGTTCATCGTCTTCTTTCGGTAGTTCTTCTGGTAGTTCCATGGGTTCAGGTGGAGGAACATATAATTCCTCCACTGGAACTTATGTAGATAGTTCAGGAATGGGTTACTCAACAGCTACAGCACCAGCAGGTTCAACTTTAATTGGTGGTGGAGGAAGTTCTTATGGTTCAACAGGTTCAACTAATGCTTTTGGAATGACTACTCCAAATACACCATTTTCAGGAATAACAAGTGGAATTCAAACAAATCAAGGAATGTCAATTCAACCAGTTAAAAATTCTTTAGACTATGTAAATAGTGCATTTCAGAAATTAGGAACAGGAGATGTTGGTGGTTTCTTT